GTTTTTCAGATACATATTTTCCACTCATAAGATGCCCCTAGTATTTGTCTTTTTTGTCTTTCTTCAAGACGCCATTACCCATCATCTTCTTATCTTGTATCTTGTCTTTGGATTCTTCTTTCTTAGCTGATTTCTTGATCATCGTTTTTACGGCTGATTTTGTGATTGTGTTCTTCATTAGTGTCCCCATCCATGAGTTTATCAAGTTTTGCGTTAAGGTCGTTTAATTGCGCGTTAGTACTGAAATGCTTATGCCAACGACGCTCTAACAACCATGCATCAGCCTGCCAACGCTCGGGTCTATCAGCGATAATATCCATGTGTTGACGTACTCTTGTCATCTCAGCTTTTTTGAAAGCCTCGGAAAATAATGCATATTCTGAGTCTATTATGCCTTCTTTTGCATGCTGTTTGCCTATTTTTAACCACTCATAAAGTGTATCAAAGCAAATACCATTAGCTTCGGCTGCCATTTCGTAAGGGATGCGATGAGATATGGCGTCAATGATAGACGCACGTCGCTCAGGAGTGAATTTAGAAGGCCTGCCAATGGGTTCCGTGGCATATATTTTCGGTGGATTCGGTTTTCCAGCCATTTGCACTAATCCTTTAGTAGTTATTGGTAATATGGTGTAAATGTATCTTATCTATTCCGGCCTTTCAATAGTAGCATGATGATAAACAACATCACCGCTTCAAAGCCATTCGCACTACTCGCCAACTGGTTTAATGTATTACTCGTAAATTCATGTGTCTTAAACACCTCAACAATGTCTGTTACGAACTGTATAAAACACATGATAGCCGGCAATCCAATGGCTATATGAGGGTTACTGCTAAAGTAATCAAGGAGGCGCTTCATTCAACTAACTCAAAATGGTCAAGGTCATCGAGCATGCCGGGCGTATTAAGCTTTCCTGTGCCATCCCATGACCCACCCCATCGAACAGCATGCGTCATTTTGCCTTCATCTTTAAGCTTTTGAGCCAATCCCATTACATAGCCTGCAAACCATATAGCCAGTTTCGTGTTGTTAAAATCAATAGGGTAAGGCGTCACATCAACAGCCATAGACGGGTTTTTATTGTGATTGCCATAGGGATAGTGCAGTTTACTTTTTCCGGCGTTAAATGCAGCCTCTTGGTCAGCCTCATCGCGATAGCCTACAAGGATAGTGCAATCATAGTTTTTGATGACCTCGTAAAACAACACCTGCAAGTCAGAATGGCACGTTGCCAGCTTACTAAACGATGCTTGACTAAACTTAGGCATAACAATCCTTGTTTAAGTAGATAACCCAATCCTAGCACAATAATATAAATAATTTAAACACACTTATTGACATACTATGATACCAAGGTATAATAATAGCACATTAACTAGATGAGTAAATAATATGAATAATGACACTACCGCCTACATCGTAGACACCCATAAGTTCAAAGTACAGCGCAAATACCCTGATGCCAGTTATGCGGCATTTGCCATGAGCGATAACTATGAATGGTATCCAGATAACCGATACAGGATGTTCCATGATAGAGATGAGCTATACAACTACTGGGATTTATGCGGATATGAATCAGGTAAATTCTACGAAGGTTTAGGCTATTCATTCGATACAAAAGTAGATATGTTTAACGATTGGCTGGAGGAATAACATGGGATTTATAATCATTTTAATCATTATCTATTGGTGGACTAAGGACAATGACTACGGTGTGTAAGCCCCCTCTTTCGAGGGGTCATAACAATAAGGAAGTTGACGGACACCGCTTAGGTCAGGAGGTAACGCTCAACAATGTTTATTCCGTCCTGAAAACCATAACAGAACTCTGCAGCAAATCCAACTTTTTTTACAGTTTCCTGAAAAGTTTCCTGTCCTATCCAGTGTGTTGTCGATCGTTCAGACTGTGTGTATTTTTTATTGCGCTTCACTTCCAACCATAGCCCATGGTAGGTATTTGTAGGGCAATAAATAAATATGTCACTAACATGAGGGCGCAACCCTTCAAGCTTTAAGAAATGCGTCTGCAATGCTGTGCGCTTACCTTCATTGTGAATCTTGCAATATAGGTTCTTTAGTCTCGCATGCATGTTCAACCACCGAACCAACGCCTTTTGTTCGTCCCGCTCCAGTGGTGCTGCTATCTTCGTCTTTGCTGTTGTTGTCATCCTTGACCCCATATAGCTGCTGTAAAAAGTCCATCATAGCCTGATGGTCATGCAGGTTAGTGTACAGTCCTTTGCCGCGTTTCTTCATTGCATATTCTCTAATTGTTCTAACCATCTTTTGTATTTAGCGATTGCTATCTCTATGCGCTCACTAGAGTACTTGCTTAATACCTCGTTAAAATATTCTAGCAGCCACGCTTCATCATCGCCACCGGCTATATCTGATATCTGCTTAATCAGACTGAATAAGTATTTCTTGCGTGATTCGTATAGGCCGGGGTTCATCTTCCTTTAACCACCCATTTATGGTAAATATCCGGTATGAATACAACAGAGTTTGAAATAGGTATATTGTTGTGGTCGCTCGCATATTTTTGCTCATTAATAACATCCACGATCCATCCACCTTGTACTTTCGCTCTTCTTGTATAATCTGCTATTAATTCCCATTTAAATTCCAGCTCGTTGTCGGTATACAATTTTTCCCCCTATTAATTAATAAATACCATGCTTGTCTTCTTTTTTCTTATGCGGCTTATTGTTTTTACGCATCTCATCGCTTTCTATCACGCGCCGTCTAGCGAGCTCCTGATTCTCTTCAAAGTATGCGTTATCATGATGCCTTAGATAGACAATGCCTTGATTACCATAGCGAGCTTTATCAACAATCAATTCAACCAAGTCAGAATCAGGATAAACCACACCTTCATCCCACTGGTTAATGCGTTTAATACCAAGCCAATAAGCGCACGCTTCGGCTGTAACGTTTGTATTTTTAGAGTCAGACATATTAGGCCGATGATTACTGCGTCTAATGGCTTCTTTGCTTAGCTGCGTCGTTAATATCACCAAGCAATTAAAGTCTTTTGCTAAGTCGGCTAGTTCTTCACAAATAAACCCGAGTTTTTCATCGGTTCGTGCATTGCCTTTTTGTTTTTGAACTCTATCCAAATAATCAACAACTACAACTGACAAAGGATTGCGCTTTGCGGCACGCTTACAGTAACTTCGAATGTATTCAACCGATACAGGCGACTTATCACACATAGAGATATTAGAATTTGCACATACTTTCTCGTACTTGATCTTATCTTCTTTGCTCAAGTGGTTATATTGTCTTCCGGCATCAAGGGTAATGAGTCTTTCAACAACATCTGAGTTATGCGATTCTAAGCTAAATACAACGCCTTCATGGCCTTCAAATTGTTTATGAACCTCCCACATAAGCTTTAGTGCGATATGCGTCTTACCAGCGCTTGAAGGAGCTCCTATGGCTATTAGCGTACCGGGTTTATATCCACCGAGGAGAATCTTATCTAATTCTTCTATTCCTGATGATATTCTCGGGTCTCCTTTAGCATTTAATCGTTTAAATTCATCGACTGCCTCAAGGGAGCTTTTTACGCTACGGTCTTTTGTGGTGTCGACAATTTCCATTTCTTGGATGGAATCAGCGTAAGCAAGCATTAATTCTTTTCGTTCATTGAAGTCAGTTAACGATACAAATTGTTGTCCTGCTTCACACCATCGTCGTAATTGCTCCCTATCCATTCGCAATTTGTGCAGTTCATTAATCCAGTGATTAATTGTTTTCGCTGTTGCAAATCCTGATAGGCATTCGGCTAGTAATGAAATTAATTTTGCATCAACGATAGCTAGGTGAGTTAATAGGTCGCTATTGTTGATGGGCAGTCCTTTGACATGTTGTGCGCTCATAATGGCAAATAACTGCTGTCTTTCTGTTCCTGTGAAGCAGTTTGGGTTTAATCTATCCATGGCGTTCATTAGTTCTTGGTTATCGGGATCTGACATAGCAGACAATGCCCCAAGAAGATTAGCTTCCATATCCTGATTGATGTAATTTCCTACCAACTTGCCATACAGCTTGTTAATCATGCTATCGACCTGCTTTTGTTAATTGCTATCAGCATTTTAATAAAATTCTTCTCAGCCAAAATGGTTGCAATATCGTGCACACTATCCTTAGCGCATAGCATGAACCAATCTTTGTCGATTGCAGTTAATAATATGCGCTTTAAATAATCAGGAGTTAATGCCGCATTGGCTTTAATCTGGGTTAATTTGCTAGCGTTTATCGTTGGCCATGATTTAAGAAGTTTGTTAACCATGACAGCTGCCTTTGTAACGGCTTTCTTATCTTCTTCATTCACAGGAACCATGTGCTGCTGTTCTGCTATTTCATTCCAGACGTCTATGTATTCTTTCATCACAGCGTTAGCAGGATTGGAGGGTCGCGTTTCTGTCTTTTTAGAAACCGACAATTCTTTATTATCTTTAGTTATTAACTTATCTATTATGGGTGTCGTATATGACATGGGGGGTATGTCATCAGGGACATGGGGGGATGTCGTATATGACATGGGTATTGTCGTGCTCATATAACGTTTACCTCCTTTTTCATAGACACTGAGAAGGCCACGTTCTTGCAATGTTGCTAAGCCTTTTTGTAAGTGACGTATTGTAATGCCTACTTTCTGCGCTAAGGCACGATTAGTATAAAAGCATTCCTTTCGGTTGCTGGTATAGCCAAATATGTACATATAAATAAATTTAGTGCTTAAGTGTAAAGAATGGTCTTCTGCGATGAATGCGGGTATACAATAGAAATTTGACATGTTAAAATTACCTCGTAGTTAGTCGTGGTTGACTGCTTTTATGGATGCACCCCACTTGCGTCAACAAGTTGGGATTTTGGGCTAGATGCCCTAAAGCCTAATTTAAGTCATGATTCGCTCTGCTCTTTTTCGTAAAACCAATTCATCCAAATATACTCTATTATTTTCAAATACTCGAACCCTAGATTTTATGGAAGACAATGTTTGCTTCCTGTCCTGCATTATCGACAACATAATAAATAATTTACGCACAATAAGAATCCTTCCAGTATGTGAAATAAAAAATAATAGTGATTTAAAGGTTGATTTTTTGGGGTGTGATAAGTAATATTCAATCATGTAATGACGTTCCTTATAAACGTTGTTATCAAAAACTTCGCCTATCTTTAGTAGGTTGAAATTGCCACCGGGCTACGCCCATGGCTTGGTCGAATGCTGATAACATTCATCAAGCCAATCAATATACGCTAAAAATAAATAAGATCAACATCAACAATATGTCAATTCTGAAATAATTCTGAGCCAGTAAACGCTTTTTATGCCATTAAAAAATTATTTGTAACGTTATTATTAAAATACTATGGTATTGGTCAATTAATAATGATACCATGGTTTATAAGTTAAATAACTAAGGCCAGTAAAATGAAAAAGAATACTCAAGAAATAAAAGCATTTAGCGTCAGGATGCCTAAAGACGTGTGGGTTTTTCTAAGAACAGAGTCATTGCGTTTAGAAATGTCTATGGTTGATATTATTTTGAAGTGCGTAGACAAGCATAGAAAAATAGTAGAAAAAAGATTGACACCTAAAGATACCGCGGTATAATGGTTACTTGATTGGGAGATATTAAAATGACTGATGACTTACGGACTCAGCAATATATAGAGCATGAAGTTCGGCTTAGGGTAATGGCCGAAGTTAATAATGAAAAATTTGCGGTTGGTCAGCAATTTTCTCATTTAGAATCAAAAATGAATTGGATTATTAGTTTAGTCATAGGCGGATGGATATTGCCCATCGTGTTACATTATTTGAAATTGGTATAGAAAATAAGCAAGACAGTGGGATGAAAGTTTACAGACCTCCACCCCTGTACATAATTAATCTTGAGGGATCCACTATGAACGCACAAAGTGTACCGTACACATATATTAACAATCAAGAAAAATCATCATGGACTGATGACCCTTTTGAACTAAAGGGTACTTTCAAAGGATTGACCGTTGTGACAAATGCCAGAAACTTATCAGATTATGCGGAAGAATTAGCATACCAATACGGTAAGTATGATGGCGATGCCTATCAATTACTATTCTTAAATATCCCAGAAGATGAGCAGGGCGAGCTAGTTAGGCTTTATATGGAATCTACAGACCGTGAAACAGGCGAGTGCGTTCATGGTACTGATTTCTCTATAGATAATGACTATACATGCGCACTATTGGCACTTATGCGTGAAGACACTCAAGAGACACGCGACACGTTTGCAGACATTACACGCAAGAATATTATTGCGTATTATAAAAAGCCCCTTCAACACGTATTAGATGAGGCCTGCCATGATCTATTATGCAATCTACAGGCTGAGCATGGTTTTCATTCATACGCTGATAAAGATTCAGGCGAAATATTTTGGAGTAAATACTGATGATAGAACAATATGGTCATTATCAGTATGAAATTATGTTGCATGAAGGCGGGGTATATTATTTGATATTCGACCCTGATTATAAGCCTACTAAAAAAACGATAAAAACGATTCTTTGTGAATCTGATGGGTTATTTGACTCAGCATTTGATGCACGCTTTGCGGCAATTGGACATATTACTCAACTAGAAAAGGATGACAAATAATGGTTATGCGCGATTGTATTAAAGCTAAAGATAGGGTTAATTTTAAACAACATAAAGTATTGTGGTTATTTAAGAAGAGAGGTAATTGAGATGGCATTGCGAGGCGTTAAACCTGAGAAGATTGAAAAGCGTTTGAAGGCATTGTTTTATGGGTCAGCTGGTGTTGGTAAAACAACGGCTGCTATACAGTTTCCTAAACCATACCTGATTGATACTGAAAAAGGTGCTGAGAACGATCAGTACACTAAAGTTTTACAAAAAGCAGGCGGTGTTGTATTTCAAACCAGTGATTTTGATGAGCTAATGAAAGAAGTTAAAGCGCTGCTGACGGAAAAGCATGAATTTAAAACATTAATCATAGACCCATTAACGACTGTCTATAATGACTTGCTTGATAAGTCGGCATTAAAGAATGGAACGGAGTTCGGTAGGCATTATTCGGAAGCAAATAAGCAGATAAAACATTTAATGAATTTATTGATTCGCCTAGATATGAATGTAATTATCACGAGTCATGCAAAGAATGAATACGGAGCTAATTTATCGGTATTGGGACAAACATTTGATTGCTATAAAAAACTTGATTACTTATTTGATCTTGTATTTGAAATTCAAAAACGTGGTAAAGATCGTGTGGGTCTTATAAAGAAATCACGCATAGAATCATTTCCTGATACAGAACATTTCCCGTTCTCATATGACGAGATTGCAAAGCGTTATGGGCGTGAAGTTCTTGAACGTGATGCGATAGCACAAGAGCTTGCTAGCGATGAGCAGGTAAAAGAATTGGTGCGTTTAATAGACCTTATTAAGGTGCCGGTCGAAGTTTTTCAGAAATGGTTAGATAAATCCAGTTCTGAACGATGGGAAGAAATGCCAAAAGATGCGATTCAAAAATGTATTGACCATTTGAGGTCAAAAATTCAAGGAGCTGAATAGATGTTTCATTATGAAGTGTACACAGAACAACAAGCAAACCAAGAACGCTTTCAACTGCTTAAAGAAGGCGAATATGATGCGGTCATAGCATCCTCAGTCGATAAGACATCGGCTAATAGTGGTAACCCCATGATGGATATGACCATCAGCGTATTTGATGCAGACGGCAAACAACATGATGTACGTGACTTTCTAGTATTTACTAAAGCCATGATGTGGAAGGTTATTCGCTTCTCTCAAGCCGCAGGACTTACAAAAGATTATGAAGCGGGGAAGCTGTGTTCTGAAGTGGCCATCGGTAATCGTGTGCGTGTAAAGGTATCTATTGAGCAAGGCAGCGAAATACCTGCAGATAAGCTTAAGGGTAAGCCCGCTGGCAGTCGTTATCCTGACAAGAACAAGATTGATGACTATATTGTTGTTTCTACTGGTTCGCCTACAACAGACGTTCCCCCGTTCCCTGATGATGACATACAATTTTAACTAGCTAAAAGGTAATTAACCTCTAGTAAAACAAGGGGGGTTAATTACCTTAAACATTAAACAATGCATAGGTGTAAAAATGGAATTTAATATAGCAGAGTGGCGCAAAGACTATGACAAAGCACAATCATTAGGAAAACGCTTAAAGGACTCACAACCCTATCGTGACGAAGACAAGGTATGGCATGAGGCACCACACCCGCTGGGTGCGTATGACCAAATTAATTTACAAAAAGAAATTGAAGTTATTGCATTAAAAATAAGTAAATATTTAGATGATTGCGGAATAAGAATGGAGCCACCGTTATGGGATTATGACAAAGAAGACCCTAGCACATGGCCATCAGATGAATCATTTAAATTTAAACACCTACTAAAGCCTACATTACATATAGATAAACAAAGGAGACACAAATGAAATTCTGTGAGGCAATGGATGCTTTAAAAGCGGGAAATAAAGTAACGCGTCAAATCTATGCTGACGGATTATATTTCTTTATGGACGGTGAAAATGTCAAATCTTATCAGCCCGTATTAAAACATTATTACTATAGCGAAGACATTATGGTGTCCGATGGATGGCTTGCTAATGATGATACTTCTACTGAATATAGTTTTTGTGAGATTATCCCGCTTTTGCAATCGGGTTCGCGAGCACACCTTAAATCTTGGCGTGATGCGTACATTTATTTAGATACATCAGAACATATGTTGGTGATCCACTCCATGGACACCTTTCCGTTTATGCCGCAGTTTAACGACTTTGCTGCTGAAGATTGGGTGATTTTAGAATGAAAAAATATGAGTGTTTTTGTGGTTTAACATTTAAGAATATACAGGAAGCGGAAGACCACGAAACATTATACCTAAGCTGTGGATCGATGTTACACAATGTATTTGAAGTGAAATGGAGCAAAATTTTATTAGATCTGTTTTTATCTGCGCCTTGGAAAGGGATATTTCGCGTTATTGGGTTTAATATCATTTCTAGTATAATTTTAATCCACTTTAATATCGAATTAAGCGCTTATGAGATTATCTTTTTAGGAATAGCAATAGGGTTAATAATGTGATCGACCAAGAAAAAGTACGCGCAATCACAGACCAACAAGCAGAAGACGATTCTCTATGGTTTGCGCCTAGATACATTACTGAGGATATCTTGCAACGTGCATTGCGTAGATTACACGCTGCTATTGAAGGTGATTGGAAAACAGAATTGGCCATGAGGATTGATAATGATTGATTATGACAAGTTAAAAACAGCACACGAACTCGCTTACAACCTATGTCAACAAACAGGCATGAGAGTAGATATTATATTGTGTTGGGTTGATAGCGAATATCCTGATTATATATTAATGGACTATACATCCGACAAAGAATATTTATTTTCAACCGTTGAAGGATTGATTGTGGAGTTAACCGAACTCACGAAAGCCAAATCAAAGTACAAAGTTGGCGATGAAGTATGGTATTTAGATGTTCCAATTAATGAAATTTATTTGAGTCAAGTATTAAAAGTACGTGACAGGGAATATGTCGTTGATGGAGATACGAATGGTACAAAAAGTGATTTCATCGAAAGCGAGCTACACCCAACTAAAGATGCCCTAATTGCAGCTCAAGCCGCGTATTGGTCCGCTATGCAAGAGCCATATAAGCCAGAATTCGAGGGCGAAATAAAGGGCTTTAGTGATTGTGAACACGATGGATTTATTAGTTGCAGAAAATGCAATAGTCAATGGACGACTGGATTTAGGGTCATTCAAAAAGAATTGATCGAAGAATGCCAACATGAAACCAATGGTCTTCCACATCCAATCATAAGAGGCGCAATGATGGAAGATAGAAAATGCATAAAATGTGGAGCGTATTACAGATGAATGATTTCACGAAAGAAGAACTAGAATTTTTTAAATGGTGCATCTATCAAGCGAATGCCCACAATAAAACCGAACAAGGGGGGAAGTCAGGATAAGTGTGCAAATGGGTCACTTCACTTTCAAAACAGGCCTGCAGCCCTTACTGCACAATGGCTGTGGCATTTTTTCATAGAAATGGGTTTAATGATATATTTCTAACAAGGCTCTACCTATATTGATATATTTGGAACGATGGCTAAAAAAATACAATCCATGACTGATAACTATTGCAAACACGAACACACCAAGTCACACACCATGAATGTTAGGGTATGCGACAAATGCCAAACTATATTTTAAAGATTAACAACAACGAGGAGGAAAAATGAAACGTAACAAAAATGATAAAGTACATCCAGTCGATGCGCCACCAACGCCTAGAAATAGCGTAGTGTCCACCGCAGGATTCTTTTGCAATAGACTTAATGCAATAGTGCCTTCATTTAATGCCAAAGACGTCCAAGAAACGTCTAAAGCATCCAAGACACTATCATTTGAGAGGCAATAAATATGTTAAATACAATCGCTGCTAGTGTCGTCTGGACGCTATCAATATTATCAAATGATTATCATCTCAATGAATCACACTATGGCTATGATTCTATGGAAGTATGCGAACAAAAAGCCACGGATAGATGGGCGCATTACTACACTTTACATCACCAAGGAAGCAAAACGACATATATAGTCCAATGTTTTGCAGATGTACGTAATACGAGGTATATTTCTGACATGCAATGCAGTGCCGCAGGATTATGTAATATTCAAAGGCATAAGATAGAGCATTGATGATTATGGCCTGTAGCAGTCTAGCGGTTGGGAATTCCCGATTGTCGCAGCGGTTAACCCTACAGGCCACCCTTAAGGAATAAACATGATCACAGCATTAATCATCGTATCATCAACCTTTGTCGTTTACACGGCTGTTAGCCTGATACAGATGTTTTGGTAGGCTTTGGTGTGTCTACTTTTAATTTAGCACTGGAGGATGGGTCTATTACATCAGACGTTCTTAAACGTTGACAGAAGAACCCACAACTGTACGGCCATGCACTGGCATTAACATTCATTGTGGTTGTATATGTTTCGTGAGTTTTCTTTTCCATGATGAAATCCTTATGGGTTGGAAATCAATTATAGTTTAACACAAAATGGGACTAAATAATGCACACTAAAGAAAGTAAGCAATTTATAACCGACCTAGCTACTTCACCCGGATTCATGCACGCATTAATAGCATATTCAAAAACAACAGAAGGTCGTCAACCTAGTTTATCTGAAGTTGGCCTATGGTTTTATAGCTCAGGATATTTGCATTGTTTGGACTTTCAAAAGAAGACTAGAATTAATCGCCCTTACAAAACAGCGCTGAGGGATGAGTTAAAAAAAGTGAAGGGGAAGTAGAGTTGTGTTGTCATAAAGGTACACTGAGTTACATCTATAATTTTTTACCAAAATAACCCTGTAATAAATTAAATACCAGTACTTTATATACATTGCTAATAAAGGTGGTATAATAATCGACAACAGGAGAGCAAAATGACACTATTAAATAGCACAGATGAAAATTACATTGAGCATGAGATACAGTTAAGATTACATTCGGAATTATTTAAAATCAATGACAAAAGATTTGATTCATTAGAAAATGGGATATCAAGATTAGACAACAAAATAGATATTGGTTTGAAGCATTTGGACAATAAATTTATGCTGATGTTCAGTATTATTTTAGGGTCTATTTGGCTGCCTGCTATCCTTCATTATTTGCATATAGCATGAATGGTCAAATTGTGGGGTATGTACGTGTATCATCTCAAAGTCAAAATACAGATAGACAGTTATTTGGGATAAATTTAGACAAGGAGTTTGTCGACATTATGAGTGGATCTACTAAAGACCGTGAAAATCTTGTGGCATGCATGGAATATGTGCGAGCAGGCGACATGCTTGTCGTTCATAGTATTGATAGACTGGCTCGAAATTTATTAGATTTGCAAAGCATTATTAATTCAATGATTGAAAAAGGTGTGTCTGTAAAGTTTATAAAAGAAAACCTTACTTTTAATGCTACAAAAAATCCAATGGACACGTTAACGCTACAAATTATGGGTGCGTTTGCAGAATTTGAGCGAACCATGATTAGAGCTAGGCAACGCGAGGGATTAGATGCCGCAAAACGTGCCGGAAAACACTGCGGAAGACCTCCCAAGATTACAAATGAACTGACTTTTAAAGCTAAAGATATGAAAGCTAAAAATATTAGCATCAGACAAATCGCATTTAAATTAAATGTATCCCGGGCAACGATATATAAAATGCTTGAATCATGAAATGAAGAAAACATGTAACCACCATTATTGGTCGCCCATAAAGACATTAAAAATGTGTTACAAGTGCGGTGATAAGATTGTTATCTATCCTACCGAATATTATTCTTTTGAAGATTTTGTAAAAATGTACCCTCAACCTCCTTATCCATATCCTGATGATGATAAAAAATAAATTTGCACCCAAGATCGCATTCTTGTAATATGCCCAACCTTTGTACTTCGGGGATAAAATATGCGATTCTATGATGTAGACGGTGCTGAATTAGATGTGAACGATCCCAAATTATATATTGATGAAAACATTATGGTTGCTCAATATGAAGCTATTCAAGAAATGCTGCACGATTATGTTTGAATCCTACCAATGGCTAAATAGAGCCAAGTCTCGATATTACACAATCAATGTTAAAAAGGATGAAGACCAAATTATCCTAAAATATAAATGGGGTGGATGTCATTCAAACCGCGGAGGCAATAAAAGCTTGCTGGTCCGAACAGAAGAAGAAGTTAAAAAATATATCGATGATATGATGAAGAGGCGCAAAAGCCGAGGCTATGAACTCATAGCCCCAGATATTAACTTGGCCATGTAATCACAGGCAATTCAGT